TACAAATCATATTCAGATTTTTAATAAAAGAGAAAGAATTTATCAGTATTTAGGGGATTTAGATGGAAAACTCTTGGCAATAGATGAGGATAATTATAGAATAGGAGATGCAAAATATAAAATTGAGAAGATGATGTTGACATGAAATGGGTTATGGGGGATTATTCATGTGGTGATGCTTGGTATTTTTATTATTTTAGAAGTACAGTTTAAAAAATTACAGAAAAAATTGATTAGATTACAGATTGAGTAGGGGGATATTATGAAATGGATTATGGAGGATGATGAAAAAAGACAGTATACCAACTTGACATCCAGGGAGAATTGTGTTTGTAAAATGCTTAGTATAGTTCCTGAGTATAAAGGAATTATTGTTGAGGGGGATTCTTATTATTTTATTATTGATAAGGATAAAATTACTTCTTTTCATATCGAGGAGGTAAAATGAAGGTATATAAGATTAATAGCAGCATGTGGCATGGTAAGTTGTTTATGAGTAAAGAAAGGGCCATTGAGGAAATTGAAATGGAATTTAAAGATGATGTAGCATATTTTAAAATTCAAGAAAAGAAAGGAGAAACAAGTGTTAAGTGTTGTGATGAGTTTGACACAGTTCTTAAATTGTTGTATATCCATGAAGTAGAGGTAATAGAATGAAAGTATATATGGTAGAAGAATTTGATGAGGGATATGGATCAGAAGTAATTATTGGTATTTATGAAAGTAGGGAAGCAGTTAAAAAGGCTATATTACCTGATAAACTCTATAAATATGATGAATATACTGTAAATAGCACAAAGATAGAGGAAAAGAAGGATAATATGATCATTTATCTGTATGATGTAAATGGTTATTGTTTTATTAGATACTTTGTAACAGAAATGGAGGTACAAGGATGAAGGCATGGGTTTGGGTTGATGAAGAAGATGGACTACCTGTAGATATATTTAGCACTATGGAAAAAGCAAAGGGAGCAATTGAGGAAATTTGTAAGAATCAAAAAAGGGAAGTTTCTTTTGAGGAGATACTCACTAATGGTGAAATTACATCAGTAAATGTAAAAATCAAAACATTGTATGGACTGGAATATCATACAATTGTAATGTGGGATGTGTTATAATGATTGAACTGATTATAGGAATTGTTATTTTTGTATTTGTTGCTTCTATATTTCTTATTATAGATAATTAGGTTAAAGGCTAATAGAGCGTCATATAGCTACATATTAGCCATCTTATAGCAATAAAGGTGTTTAGGTATCAGGAGGTAAAAATGTTTGGTTTAGGGCTTATTATGATATTGATCGGTGTAGTATTATTTTATTATTTTAGTGAGGAGTTTTAGGTGACGGAGGGAATTAGAGAAGCAATTAAGTTTGCAGGGAAAGCACACAAAGGACAAAAGAGAAGGTTCAGCCAGAATCAGTATATTACCCATCCCATTGGAACCTATGTAATTCTAAAAGGATATGAGGATATTACAGAGGATCAGCTTATTGCCAGTATTCTTCATGATGTAGTAGAGGATACAGATGTAAAAATTAGTGAGATTGACGAGGATTTTGGTGAGGATGTGGCAGAAATGGTGTTTAATTTAACTAATATACTCCCAAATGGACAAAGTAAAAAGGTTTATATGAGAGTTAAATTAGAAAATTTGGTTGGTAATGATGCTTTTGTTATTAAATTGGCAGATAGAATCCATAATTTGCATGAAATGGACTTTAGTATTGTTCCTGTTAAATTTATTTATAAATATGTGGAAGAAACCAAGTATGTTTTTAATGATCTTTTTGCCATACTAGAGAGTAAAGGAATGTATACACAAACAGGAAGAGATTTATTATCTATTTTAAAAACACAAGTGGATTTTTTAGATAGTAAATTGTGTATAGGAAGTTCTATTCAGGAAACACTGGAGGAAATAGATGACATTGTTTAGAATTAAAGGGATTTATGGAAAACATAATGATGAAACTATTGCAGAATATGAGAGAAAAGCCAATATTGTATTGGAAAATGTTAAGAAAATAAGAAAATCTTACAAATTGAAATGGTTAGAGCAGGAAGACAAGGAATATGTTAGTGTTGCACTCATGTCTATCCAGGAAAGTTTAGAGGAATATCTAAATATTTTTAATATTGAAGAGTGTGGGGCAGAAATTCTTGATGAATTTTACATTTTAGATGAAGAAAAGTATAAGAAAAAGGTGATTGGGGAAAAGATTAAAGAATATTCTCCTAATATTCCTGAGATTTCTTCTTATTTTAACTATGTAATGAGACCTTTGTTTGAAGTTAGTTGTATTTCAATAGATATTTTTGGTTTTTATTTTAGATTTTTGGGGGTTAGATAGATGAGGGGTTTTGTATTTGGTCAGTTTTCAATGGTTGGTTTTAGTATTTTTTTGATGTCAGATGTATCAGATTATAGTGGTATGGCATTAGGGTTGGGATTAGCAGTATTATTTATAGTATTGGGAATCAAGGAATCAAATGATAGAGAAGAAGGAGTTAAGAAATGAATGAGATTATTAAGGTAAATGTAAATGAGAGTGGTATTCAGACAGTAAATGCAAGAGAATTACATGATTTTTTGGAAAGTAAACAGGATTTTTCCGATTGGATTAAAAATCGTATTAAAAAGTATGATTTTAAAGATGGAATGGACTTTACCATAATTTTAGGGAAAAGTTCAGGAGGGAGACCTTCAAAAGAGTACTACATTTCACTAAACATGGCTAAAGAGCTATCTATGGTAGAAAATAATGAAAAAGGAAAGGAAGCAAGAAAATATTTCATTAAGTGTGAAGAAATTGTTAAGAAGCCAGTCAAGATGGATAGATTGAACTTGTTTGCTCATGCAGTACTAGAAGCAGATAAAATGATCAAAGAACAGGCAAAACAGATTGAAGAAATGAAACCAAAGGCAGAGTTTTATGATACAGTATCAGAAATGAAAGATACAACTGATATGTCTACAGTGGCAAAGGTACTTAATATGGGTGTAGGAAGAAATACAATTTTTAGAATTTTGAGAAGTAAAAAGGTAGTAGATAATAATAATCACCCTTATCAGCATTATGTTAATAGAGGATGGTTTAAATTGGCTGAGCATCCTGTCACTTGGTATGATGGATCTTCTCATATTTCATATAAAACTGTAGTATTCCAGAAGGGTTTGGATGGGATTAGAAAAATTATCAAGGAGGAAAGTAAATGAGTAAGAAAGCAAACTTTCAATATTATACTGGTAGCTCTAAATATGGGAATACCACTATTGCATTTAAGAAGTGTTTAGCATGTGGTGAATCAGATTTGAAAGGAACATATAAATACTGCCCAATGTGTGGAAGGAAGTTTAAGAATGAAGAGGACAAAACAATGAATGAGACATTGTATGGAATTTAATAAAAAAGACTTGACAATGTAGAATAAATGTGTTACAATGTAATTATATTAAAAAAATAAAGGAGAAACAATGGAAACACTAGTAGATATTTTGATGGAAAGAGATGAGATGGATTATGATGAAGCATGTGAAAGAGTAGAGGAAGCCAAAGTGAATTTGAGAAATTATCTTGATGAGGGTGATATGTACGGAGCCATGAATATTTGTGAAGAGGAATTTGGTTTGGAATTGGATTATCTTATGGAGTTGATGAGATGAGTTTAATTTATAGCACAGAGGAATTGGAGAAGTTTTACACCACAGTAATGATGGAAACTACAGATGATGAGACTTATTTTGTATCTTTATCAACAAGAAAGAAATATCTTACAGATGAGGAAAGAGAAGAGTATCAGCTTAGAAATGCAGAAATGTATTGTAGAAGAACATCCAGGGCAAGAACTTTCACTAGATTCCTCCATGATATTGAAAGAATGGGTGTGAAATATTACACAAGTAATGGAAAGGTGATGCCAGAAAAAGCTACAGTATGCTACATTATGGTTAATCCTAGGAGTTTGAGTTTGGCTTCCTCCTTATTTATGAAAGAAATGATGGATGATGTACAGCATGTAATGGCTTATCATGGTCAATCCTCTAAAATGAATAAACCAGAATCTATATTGAGAACTTGTATTCAGAAGAGTAGAAGCCAGAGAGTATGGATTGATATTGATATTGATGTAGATAGAAGATGTGAAGAGTTAGTATTGGATTACTATAAAGAGCTGAGATCCAGATATACTTTAAAATGTGAATTGATTAAAACTAAAAGTGGGTATCATCTTTTACTGCATTCTAGTGAAAATGAATATACAAAAGAAATGAACCCAGATATAATAGTTAAATCTTTAGAAAGGATGATTTCTTTATTTTATGAACAGAATAATATTGATACAAAATGGGAAGTGATCAGAAATAAAGATGAGATGATCCCCTTGCCTGGTACTTATCAGGGCGGATTTAAAGTGAGGATGATGTAATATTTAAGGAGGAATATAAGTGAGAGAACTGGATGGTCTTCATATTTTTTTTGATTCTGCTCTTCCAGATTATTGGGAATTTGAATATTCCAGAGAAGAAAGGGCATTACGATATAAGAAACAAATGGAACTTTCTAGGAAATATCAGGCAAGACACAAAAGAAGAACATGGAAGTATAACACTAAATTGTATGCGATGTCATACAGAAGTGGTTATTTTTTTAAGTTTAGAAATGATCCTATACCAGGAACAGGGAAAAGGAAAAACAGATCACATTATTGGAAATATTCTTTTAGATTGCAGGAAAGGAAAAACTTTGAGGAATACAAAGAATACTTTCCAGGGAAGAATCCACCAGAGTATCTTTCTACTTGGGATGATATTGAAAAGAGTGTTAATAAGCATACAGATAAGGATTGGAAGAGATTGAAAGTAAAAAAGCAGTATATGAAGAACTTTAAAAAGCATCAGGATACCGTTAAATTTGATAGGAGGGAAATAGATGAAGGAAATTAAGTTACCAGCAATTACAGTTAAGGAACAGGCAGGGTGTAAGGGATGTTTGTTTGTAGCAAGAGCTAAGAAAAATGATACCATTTGTTTTGATATGAGAGAACTATTAGAAAAAGCAGGATTACCAGGATGCGGTGAATCAACAGATTATATTTATGTATTGGATGAGGAGGAGTAAGAAATGAAAGAAATTATGAATGTAGGTGTAGAAGTAAAGATTAGTAGTAGAGAGATTGCAGAGTTGACAGGGAAAAGACATGCTGATGTGAGAAGGGATATTAAAAAGCAAATGGAAGCACAAGAAATCAACGTGAGCAAACTTGCACTCGTTGAATATAAGGATAAAAAGGGAGAAATGAGGGAGGAATACCTTTTAGATTATGAACAAATGATGATCCTGCTAACAGGATACTCAGTAAAATTGAGAGCAAAAGTAGTGAAACGCTGGATTAAACTTGAAAAAGCAAAATCCAAAAGAGACATAGCAAGAATTGTAGGAAAGGAAATGAGAAAAACTTTGACAGATGCAATTAAAGAATCAGGTGAGAATGAAAGGATGCATGGACATGCCTACTCTTCATATACTAATTTGATGTATAAAGCACTAGGACTTGAAAAAGGAAAGAGAGATACTTATCCAAAAGAGATCCTAGATATAATTAAGAAGTCAGAAGAATTAGTTAAATCTATGGTTAGTGCTGATATGGAATACTCAGATGTCAAGAGTAATTTAATAAATATGCTACAGAAGAAAACAAAAGAAGTAGCAGATATACTAGAGGATATAAATGAAAAATAAAATATTTGAAATCTACATGCATCATAGTTTGTATAGGAATCACTTTTCTAAATATATTGAATTGGCAAAAACATATCATCCCACCAGAAATGTAAAATGGGATGTTACACCACATAAAGGAAATTATATTGTTGAATTTTATTATGAAACTTAATGATGTCTGCTCAACTGTGTGTTGAAAAATACTCCTATAATGTATAATAATGTTATACATTAAAAATAAGGAGAACCAAAATGGACAATACGGTAGAAGATCTTCCGAAAGATTCCATCCCTCTAAAAAATGGGGAAACCGTTACAGAAGTTAGATCAAAAGCTGCAAAGAAAATGTGGGACACACGCAGAGGAGGGAATTCTGCAATCGGATTTGATAAGAAAGCAGCAAAATATGACTATAAATGTTTTGAAGGATTACATTTATCCAAGTTACAAAAGGCTTATATAGTTACTTACTTAGATCCTCCATATTTGGGAAGGAAGGAATTTAGGTATGAAGCATATAAAAAAGTCTATAATCCTTCCAATCAGAACTCACTAAAAGCAAATTGTTCCTCTTTACTTAATAAAACAAAAATAAAAGAGGGAATAAGGCTTTACAGGATTCATGCTTTAAAGAATCATAAACAAGAAGTAACAAATGAATCTATTGAGAATTTAAGAAAAAGATCCACTTATTCTGTTAGTACATTCTATTTTGACGATGGGGAACCAAAGCCACTAGATGAAATACCAGAGGAGTGGATGATTTGTGTTGATAACATCGAGATAGATAAAAAGATCACTAATAATAAAGAAGCAAGAACTGTTAAGTATAAACTGTGTGATAGAGATAAAGCACTTGATAGATTACAGAAGTTGTTAGGGGTTAGTGAAGATATAAAAACAATAGAAATTCCAATGCCAGGGACAGGACAAAATGCAATAGAAAGTGCAGAGGGGACTAATAATAGGCCACAAGTTCTATTGCAGATGAGTATAGGGCATAGATCAGATGAATAAGGAGAAACATGAGTACAGAGAAAAGAGATATGATTTAGCAAATGGTGTTTGTATCTGTGAAATCTGTCATAATGATTTTCATAATAAATATGGATTTGGATATAATACACTTTTTCAATATGAGGAATTTAAATATATGGAGAAGATATATGGCTAAGAAAGATATGTCAAAAGTAAATGAATTAAGTCATATTCCTTTTGAGTTTAATTTATCAGCAAAGCAAAACTTTGCATATTCAACAGAAGGAAATGAGGTCTTCTTTGGTGGAAGTAAGGGTTCAGGAAAGAGCCATTTGATTAGATATGCTTCTATTTTATATAGTTTAGCAGTACCAGGTTTGCAGACATATTTGTTCAGAAAAACATACACGTCTGTCATCAACAACCATCTCAGGGGTCCTTTTGGATTCATAAACGTGCTACAACCGTTTACAGATGCAGGGTTAGCAAGGATAAATTTTGCCGATCATAGAATAGATTTTTTTCATAAAGATGAAGATGGCAATGATCTCCCTACAAGTTCAATTTATTTACGTCATTGCCAACATGATTCAGATGTAGAAGCATACAGAGGGAATGAAATTCATTTTTTAATAATGGATGAACTTACACACTTTTCCGCTTATATTTATAAAACACTCAGAACATGTGTAAGACTTGGTTTAAATATTGATTATGAAAAAGCACAAGAGATTTTAACATTTTATGATGAAGATGGTAAAATCACAGGGAAAGCAGAGGAAGGATTTTTCCCTAGAATACTTTGTGCTTCCAATCCAGGGAATATTGGCCATCAATGGGTTAAAGCAGCATGGATTGATTCTATACCTGTTAATACAGTAGTGCAGATGCCAGATTCAGAAGGTGGTATGAAGAGGATCTTTGTAGAAGCAAAGATTGAAGACAACTACCATTTAATGGAAAATGACCCATCCTACAAAGCCAAGCTCATTGGTGCTGGAGGTGATGCAGCAAAAGCAATGTTAGAAGGTGACTGGGAAATTGCAGCAGGATCAGCCTTGGCTGATTGCTGGGATATTAGGTATAATGTTATTGCTCCTTTTGATATACCAGCAGACTGGCTAATTGATAGAGGATTTGACTGGGGTAGTGCTAAACCTTTTGCAGTTTGTTATTTTGCCACTGCCACTGGATCAGAAGTTACACTTCATTCTGGTAAAAAGTTCACACCACCTAAAGGAACAATCTTTCAAATTGGAGAAATTTATGGTAATGATCCAAAAGATTCAGATCCAGATAGGGGAAGTAAATTATCAGCAAGAGAGGTTGGTAAAAAAATTAAGGAATATGAAGATTCAGTTGTATGGGGAGGAAGAGTTGTAAGTGGTGCAGGTGATGGTCAGATATTTGAAGCTAATAGATCAGGTACAGATGAGTGTATTAATGATAATATTGTAAAGGGATATAATACTTGTGAAGCAACAGGTGATAATCGTAGTTATTTGAATGAACTCACCATAGAATTATTCTTTGCAGCAGACAAGTCAAAAGGGTCAAGAAAGAAAGGTTTAGAACTATTACGATCATATTTACTTGATGCACATGAGAAAGAAGACCCAGAAACAGGGGATTTTGTTCCTCCAGAAGAAGCAGGATTTATAGTGTTTGAAAATTGTAAGAATACAATCAGAACACTCCCTACTATACCAAGAAGTGAAAGTGATCCAGAGGATGTCAACTCAGAAGCACCAGATCATATCTATGATGTAATTAGATATAAACTTGCAGCTAGTAGACCAGTATTTGAAAAATTAGACTTAATAGGTTTATAAGGAGTAAAAAATGGCAAATAATATTATAGGGGTTTTAGATGTTTTATCTGGTTTAGAAGCTGGATCAATACTACCAATCAATTTAACTACACCACATCCTATGTATACAAAGAATTTAGATGTATGGGAGAAGTGCAGAGATGCAACAGCAGGGCAGGAAGAGATAAAGGAAGGTGGCACTAAATACCTCCCTATGTTAAATGGTCAGACAATGGAGAAGTATAAAAACTATAAACACAGATCCCATTGGTACAATGCATCAGGAAGAACAGCTAAGATATACTTGGATATGATCTTTAGGAAATCACCTAATATCTTTTACAAGAATGATTTATCAGAAGATGATACTCCTCCAGATAACTTTTTTGATGATGTTTCGGCAGATGGAAAATCATTAGATGAGTTTATCCATGATGTAGCAGATAATTTAATTAAGTATAATAGGTGTGGTGTTTTAGTAGATTTCCCAGATAATAAAGATTTATTTAATGCTGCATCTGCTTATGAATATGAGGAAATTAGTAAGAAAAGAGGATTATCCCCAGTATTATCATTATATAATACCTTTTCAATAGTGAATTGGAGCTGGACATATATTGATAGAAAAGTAATCCCAATGTATTTTGTCCTTAAAGAAGAGATGTATGATGGTGTTCAATTAGGTACAATGAGTCCAGTAAAAACAGATACATATAGAATCTTGTTTTTGGAACCTTATGAGGGATGGTATAGGTATAAACAGATTATTTTAAAAGGAATTGTAAATGGATCATCTACTGATAAGTTCGCTGTTGAGGAAGTTATTTATCCCAAAATGGATGGAGAGTATATCCCTTTTATTCCTTTTTATGTTATGGATGATAGGGGTATACAATTCAAAGAAATCAAGAAACCCATGATCAATGACCTTGTAAATGTGAATATTGGGCATTATATGAATAGTGCAGACTGGGAAAATGAACTTCATATGGTAGGACATAAAACAGTATTTTTCCCTGGATGGGATAAGAAGATTTATGGTAATCCTGTTATTGGAGGGGCATTAGCTGGACCAGCCAATTGTGAACCAAAGCTATTGGAAGCATCATCTGATTCAGGAATAAGAAAGGAAATGGATGAAAAAGTAAAGGAAATGGCTGTATTAGGTACAGAACTTATTATAGGATCATCTTATGTTGCTTCTGTTGATACTGCAAAAGTAGCAGGGACATCAGAAACAGCAGCATTAACAGTTTTAGCAAATAAATTAGGAAAAACCTTTTCAATCATTAGTAGATTCCTATTGAAATGGGCTGGATATGAGGATACTGGTGTCAATATTCAAGTCAATACAGACTATTATCAGGATGATATTTCAGGTGAAGAGTTGTTGTCATGGATGAAGGCTTGGCAACAGGGTGGTATTTCTTTTGAAACTTATTTCTATAATCTTAAAAAGAAAGAAGTTTATCCTGATAAGACTAACCGTGAGGATGAAAAAGAGAGAATACATGAATCACTCAATGAGCAACTAACCGTTGCAGATGAGAAGTATATGGATATACTGGATAAGTTCTCCGCACTTGAACAGGATGTACAGGCAACCATAACCCAGTCTAACTCGGGACAAACGTTGTTATCTGTATCTACATCATCTGGTGGATCTAATGTTTCTACATCTACAACTTTGTCTGATGATAGTATGGATTCTGGTGGAGCAAGAAATAATGAAACACCTGGATCATCTTCTGCATCTGCTAAGAAGGATGGTGCTGGTGACGATCCAGAAAAAATAGCAACAAAGAAAAAGAATTCAGACGCACAGAAATAAATAATATATAACCCCCTTTAATTAGGGGGTGTTAAAGGACATCAAATGGCAAATCTTAATGATCAGATTAGTGATATGCAGATTGCAAATCAACACCTTATAGAGAGATATAAGGATGAGATTATTGGACTTTTACTAATGTTTTTTAAAAGGATGGAGAAATTAGTAAAAAAAGAAATTACTAATTTATATGATGAGGAAAATCTTACTCAGGCAAATAAGAAAATATTATTAAAGAGAATTCGTGATATTCAAAAAATAGAGATGCACAAAATTGAAAAAAGATTATTTGATGAGTTAGATAAGTTTGTGGGACAGGAATCATCTAGGTACTATAATCAATTAAAAGCATTAACTATCCAGGTATCAGATTTTATTAAAGTAAAAAATGGTGACTTAAAAACAATTAAGAAATCAGTGGAAAAGGATAAGATTGTATTAAATACCAAAGAAGTATTTACTGTACTAGCTTTATGGGGTACTCTTGTAGATTCTATTAACACAAGGATGGAACAGAACATAGAAAGTGCTTATATACTTAATAAGACTACTAGAGATGTTACTCAGGATGTATCAGGTGGATATAAAACAAATGAATCTCAATTAGGTGCTGTAATTGCTGTATTGATACAACATGCCTATATTAAATCTATTTCAGGAATAAATAAAGTAAATGATTTTATCAATGGTTATCAATGGGTTGCTACATTAGATAGTAGAACATCAGATTTATGCATTTCTTTAGATGGTAAGGTTTGGTATCCTTCAAAACCATCATTATCTACTCTTCCTTATGAAATATATCCTCCAGCTCATTATAGGTGCAGATCTACTACTACACCTATTACAATGCAATATGGTTCTTTAGGGATTAAAGAAGAGGAATTGAGCAAAGAGCAAAAGGATTTATTGTCAGGAATCATACCATCAAGAGAAACATATGCTTCATGGTTTGAAAGGCAACCATCTAAAATAAAGAAAGAGATACTTGGTGCAGTTAGATATAGTGCTTACATTAATGGTTCAGTTGATTTTACACAATTTTATAAAAGTAATGGAAGTAAATTAACATTAAAAGAATTAGCAAAGAAACAAGCAATATTTTCAGAAGAATATTTAAGTTATGTATTATAAGGGGAAATAATGACATCAATACAATGGCTATTAAACAAAAATTCAGAACCAATTGGGTCTGATGATTTTTATGACTACTATAATGAGTATTGTGATGAGTTTGGTTTAATAACAAGTGAAACATTCAAAAGGTATTGTAGAAAAGCAGTACAGGAATACAGGGATCAAATCACACCATCAGATATTATTACTACAGAACAGACAGATGAAGGTTTAGTAGTTAAGAATTTAAAATCATTTAAAATACTTACAGAAGATGATATAAGGCGACAAGCAAAACTTTCAAAAGAGGATTGGGATTGTTCTTCTATTAGTACTAAGAGTTCTTCTAATGAGAAAAACCCCTGGACATCTGTATCAGCAACATTTAGAAAGAAGAAAGAATTAGAATTTCCGATAATAGAAGCATTACATCCTACAATAACACAAATATTTAATGAAGATAGAGATCCAGCAGATGTAATTGTTAATTTATCGGACTTGCACGCCCCATTCCATGATCCTAATGTAATGGATATTGCGTTACAAGTAATTAAAGATATTTATCCAAAAGAGATTATACTAAATGGGGACTTCTTAGATCTTACTGATTTTAGTGATAAATTCCTTGCATCTATTGATTGTAGAAACCAAACACAATATGCAATTAACACAGTAGCAGAATTTATAGGTTCCATTAGACAGATATGCCCTAAATCAAAGATTGTATTTTTAGAAGGTAATCATTCAAATAGAATGAGACTAGCAATCCTAAGAAATGTATCAGCAGCAGTAGGATTAAAAAGAGCAGATAACCTAGAAGGGTATGAAGCACTATCAATTCCTAATCTACTAGGACTTGATACAATGAATGTAGAATGGCAGCCATACCCAGAGGGAGAATATTGGGCTAATGCAAATTTAAGATTCCATCATGGTGAAAAACTTAATATGAGTAAGATAGCAGATGAAACTTCCTATAATGAGATAATGGGACATAATCATAAGATGATGGTTATATCACGTACTAAGAAAACATATGAAGGAAGGAAACAAGTATTTGTAGCATCCTTTGGTTGTATGTGTAAGATAGATGGTTCAGTTCCAGCAGTAAAAAGTTTTATGGATTGGCAACAGGGTTTTGGTGTTATTTATACAGATGGAGAGGAGATACAACCTATTCCTGTATATGTAAATAACAAGAAAGCATTGTTTAATGGTAAGATATATGAATCTAGGATAGTAATGTAAATTTGTGTGCTGGTTTTGTACAGCATATGTTATACTGTTCACATGCTTAACAAGGAAACGGTGTATTTCTTGTGGAAAACCTGTGGAAAACCTGTTAAGTATGTGATTCTATTACAATGTTCTCTGTCAGGGGCAAGAACTCACAGCAAAATTATTAATATTTACCAGAGGTAAACAGTGAACGAACTTATCAAATTTCTAAAGGAAAACGGTTATCTATCAGAAGGTGCAGATGAAACTGCAATTGACAATCAGGTGAAAGCATATGTGGAAACGCAGCTTACAGAACAGACAAAAGGTTTAATCCAGAACAGGGACTCTTTGAAAGAGGAAAAACTTAAAGTCCAGCACACACTTGATGAACTTAAATCAAAGTATTCATTTGTAGATGAAAATGAATTGTCAGTTGAAGTATTCTCAGACATGAAAAATGAATTGGAAAATTATAGAGCCAAAGGTGGTACTGATGAGGAAATTGAAGAAAAACTCAAACAGAACTACGAAAGAGGTAAAAAACAAAGTCAAGATTTTTTCTCACCACAATTAGAGAAACTAAAAAACGATTTAGAATCAATGAAAAAGCTAAGAGATGAAGCTACAAATTCTTTCAATTCCTACAAGGCAGAATCAGAAATCAGAAAAGCGGTGGCAGAAACAGGAGTCAAAGCATCAGATATATGGTTTAAAGGTCTTATGAGTGGGGCACAGATTGAAGTTGGTGAAGAAGGCAGGATGGAAATATCCCTTCCTTATGAACCTGGTGGAGGAAATCTACCATTAGCTGATTGGGTCAAAACATTTCCAACAACAGAAGAAGCAAGAAGAATGATGCCACCTAAAGAAAATACAGGTGGTGGGGCATTTGGAGGAGCTTCTAATACAGGTGATGGACCAGTTTCTATGGCAGAAACAATTGGTAAGATGTTTAACACATAAACCCCTTTTTAAAAGGGATAATTATTTAAAGAAAATACGGAGGTAATGAATGAGTATTAAGAATACATTCAGAGAGATAGCTATTGCGAACTCTCCAAAACAGCCCACAATGGTGGACGCACTTTTAGAGGAATCCCCTATTTTGGGATCAATGCCCTTTGCCCCTACATCTAATGGACTACAGCATATCTATGAAGAAACTGTAGCAGTTACAGGTGCTGGCATGGTAGAAATGGATGAAGCTCTTCCTAAAGTGGATGCTACAGGTAAACTTGAAACGATTGATGTTTCAATTCTTGGTGGTGAAATTGAAGTTGGTCAGGATAAAGCAAAGCAGTTTGGTGGAGTTGGTCCCTATATTGCTTCTAAAATGCCTTTGATCCTGAAAAAGTCTGGTGCAGATGCAGAATCTTCTATTCTGTACAATACTATTAGAGCATATGCCCTTGGAAATGACAGTGGTCTTACTGGTGAACATGCTTTTAATGCAGGTGGTACAGCCGATAACAACTATTCTATTCTTGCAGTAAAATGGTCTCCTGGTGAAATTCAGGGTCTTTATGATCCTTCTGGTTTTGGTCAGGGTGTATTGATGGAACAGTTTGCAATCAATGGTGGTAATCTTTATAAAGATGATACTGGTAGATTGGTTTATGGTATGGCAATGAAATCTTACATTGGTATGCAGATGGCTAATCCCAGATATGTATCTACTATTGTAAATATTGATATTGATGATTCTAAACTTCCCACTAAAGGTGAACTTGATTCACTTATTGAAAGTGTAAGAGGACAGCAGGGTGGAAGCACAGTACTGTACATGCATCCTAAAGTGCTTACAGCTCTTTATGAATACAAAGCTGATGGTCTGAACATGTTTACTTCTGATAAAGATGTAAATAGAGTTTTCTCTTACTGGAATGGTGTCCCCATCCAGACATCTTACAATTTCTTGAAAGGGAATGAACCCCTTGTATCCTAAGTTTATATGATGGGTAAATTGTATCCATCATATTATTAATTATTAAAAAATCCAATTGGAGGTATATATGTCCGAAATTTTAAAAAACGCTACAATCAGTCAGGAGCTTTATTCCAATACTGATCATATTTTTAACACAAGTGCTATTCCAGCTAATACTGCTTCTGTTTCTAATGTGTTTGAGCTTGGTAAAACACTTAATGCTCTGGAACTTGTAGGTGCAGTAATGGGAGAAGTTACTATTGCATCTGACCTTACTGTTTCCGTAGCAAAAGAAGATACTGCTACTGGAGCTTTCTCTACATTTGAAACTATTGCAACGATTCCCTCTGGAACATATGCAGCTGGAGAGGAACTCTTCAGATATGTTGCAGATCACACACAGCCTGTTTATTACAAGGTTAAACTTGAAACAACTGATGCTAGTGCATCTGGTACATTTAGAGTGGATATTGCATCTGTTAGAAAATAATAAGGATTAAAACATGCCAAGTAATGTTTATGTATGTCTTTCTTGCTTTAAAGGTTTTAAAACAAGGGGTGAACTTAAAATCCACAAATGTGGTGAAGTTATTCCCGAACCTAAAGTAGAGAAAGAAATGAAAGATATTCCTGATAAACAGGAGAGTATTCAGGCTTCCAGCCAAGGAGAGGAAACAGATTTTGATAGAAAGAAAGCTATTAATGATTTAAAAGATCATGGTATAATTTCAGATAAAAGATCTGTTACTAAGAAATCCGATGCGGAGCTGAAAGAGATGCTTGAAGATATAGAAGCATAAATTAAAGCCCCCACTAATAGGGGGCTTTTTTTATTTAAAAATAAGGAAGGAAGTGCTATGATAGAAGGTTTTTCAGAAATATGGCTATCCTTCACCACACTTAATTCATCTGTTCAGACACTAATTGTTATTGCAGTAGTTTATTTAATGAAAGCAGGAATCCTCTCTATCCCAAAGATACATAAAGGGAAGGATGAGGCAAAAAGAGAACATAGAACCTGCCCTTTATACCCAGAGTATAAACAAGCTCTAATTGACGAAAGGGGAAAAGGGGAAAGAATATTTTATATTAAAAAACATGAAACTATATATGATCAGATGTGTATTGTACAAGTTGCAGCAGAAGAAATATTCGATTTATTAACAGAAATGTATGAATCATTATTGAAGAAAGAGAATATAACAGATGAACAACGCACAGCAGCATTAACAATGTATGCTGAAATTTGTGATGGAGCTTTAGATCATTTGGTTGGTTATTTAAGAAAATGGGTTAGAAAAAATCATTTTGCAGAATTAGATGATGTAGCCTTTCAAGCATATATTCAAAAAAGAGTTGAAGAAGCATTAAATAAATATACAAAGTATATTACTAGAAGATATGTCCCCTATATATTTATTATACCAAGGGATGTACTACATGATAATAACTTTTTATATTGTATTCCAAAAATCTCTACTAAAATGACAACTATGTTTGTAGAAATAAGGGCTATAGCAGAGAAAAAAGCAGAAGAAATACGAAAAATTGAGGAGTTATAAGGGAGGGGTGATACATGCAAAATAGAAATGAATTCATTGATGAGCTTATACTCCTTTTAAAAGATCAAATATATGATAATTGGAATGGCACTTTATCAGAAGAGCAATTTGATTATTGGCAGGGACGTTTATTTGATAGTGAAGATATACGAATAAAAATAATGAGACTAATAAAGGAACATGAATAATGGATGTTACATTTATACTAGAGGATGGGAGTGGAAAAGAAGATTCTACTACCTATGTGGATGTATCAGAATTAAAACAGTATTGGTATGATGTTGGTTATAATTATGATGCTTTAGATGATAATAGTATTAAAAGATTATTAAACCAATCTTCAAGATATGTGGACAATAATTATAGAAAAGGTTTTCCAGGATACAGACAGTATGAAGTACAAAAAAGGGAATGGCCTAGAATTGGAGCTTATTATATTGATAACTTCATTATACCAGAAGACAGTGTTCCACCAGAAATAAAGTTTGCAGTAAATGAAATGGCTTATTTAATTAGTATAGGGGAAAATCCTAACTCGTTAATCAGTAAGAATGGAAAAATTATTGCAGAATCTACAGCAGTGGATGTTATTAAGGAATCAGTAGAGTATGAGGAAGGTTCTACTCTATATTCTGATATATATGTATCTGTTGATAATGCATTAAGTAGAATTACTGGTGGCGTAAGTGATAATTTTGTACTAGATATAATTAGAACAGGTGGGGATTCCCCCTAAAGGAGACATATAAATGGCAAAGATTTATTTAGCAGATAATCAAGACTACATTGTAGCATATAATTTTGATAATGCTACAGAAAAGTTTATTGAAGTAAGAGGGAAAGATCCAGGTACATTATCATTATTTAAGGATATTGAATTTGTAATTGAGGACTCCACTATTGTAGAAATCACACCAGTAGTAATGCCAACATTAGCAGCAGATGATGGTGCTTTAGTTTCACCTTCTACAGTTGTATACATTAAAGAGAATGATATGATGACATTTGTAGCAACACCTTCTATCAATTACACTACATTTGATAATTGGACAGATGGAGAAGGCAACATCCTCTCTACTGATAATCCTTTTACATATACAGCAGGAACAGTTGATATGATAATTAATGCGAACTTTTCAGCATAAGGGATAAGTTATGGAGAAATTCGATTATAGTAAGACATATAAAACATCAGCTAGGTTAATTACTAAATTTGGTAATAATGTGAAGATGACTAGAGAAGCAGATATGTCAGAATGGGACAGAATATATGATCCAGTAAAAGAAGTTTTCCATTGGACAAATAAAACATCAGGGATCACACAAATAGATGAACCAGAAGATATTGTATTTAATGCAGATGGTGTATTTGTTAATGTTGATGAGGCACTTTTATCTAATTCTTTAGTTAATCGTAGTGATAAGATGCTTCTTACTGTAGAAATTCCTGCACCTAGAGTTGGTGATATATTTGAGGGACATAATGGTATAAATTATAAATATGCAGCCCATGAAGAGATCAATCCAGCAGGGAAGGCAGTGCTATATAAGATTGCATTGAGGATTTAATATGGAGAATAGAAATATTAGATTTGTGGAGGATCTTGAAGCATTTGAAACAAAAGCAATTGATAGAGTAAATGAAGTTAGAAAACTTTTGGCTTATGATGTTTTTAGTAGAGTTATTGATAGGACTCCTGTTTATTTTGCATATGAACCAACATCAGGAAATACAAAATACAATTGGACATGTACTATTAATAAACTATCCAGAAAAGTATTAAAAGGCACGGATAAGAATGGAGCTAGAACAAAGGCTAGGATGTGGAAAGTTTTAGCAAGAGCAAAGGGTGATGATACAATCTTTTTTGCTAACTCAGTTCCACATATAAATGTTTTAGAGGATGGTGGATATCCTTCAATGGTTAAAAGAGGATCATATAATAAAAAAACACATAAATGGGAAATAAGATCAGCAGGTGGTTATAGTAAACAGTCCCCTAAAGGGATGGTGAAAGTTACTATAGCAGAATTCCCATACTTACAAAACAAAGCAGTCCAAGAAGCAAAATCAAAAGTACCATAAGGGGGAATAATGACATCAAAAGATATTGAGAAAACATTAAGTTTTCGTTTATCAGAATATTTAGAAGTGTATCCTATTGATGTAGATTATCCATCAGTGGCATATGCTCCACAAGAAGGAACTCCTTATTTAAAAATTGATTATCTTCATGGTGAATCATTTGGAATTACTTTAGGGGAATGTTCACCAGATAGGGCAGTAGGCGTTTATCAAATTACAGTTAATGTACCAGGGAATCAAGGACAAAGAGAAGCCAGTACAATTATAGAACATTTAAAAGAATATTTTAAAAGAGGGACAGGGGTTGTCCATGATGAGAATAAAGTAAGAATCACATCATTTTATTTAGGATCTTATCAGGATGATCCTGATTGGTATAGAGAGGTAATAAATATTGCTTTTCGATCAGATATATTGAATTAAGAAATAATACGGAGGTAAATAATGGCCAGTGGATCACAGAGATATTTAGCAAGACAAAGAGAAGTAGTAGCAGGAACACTACCATCTCCTTTCGATCCTACGAAAGTGAGAGTAGTACCAGGGAGTGCTATTGAAAATGCAAGGACAAATGTAGAGTCTAATGAAATTAGGGATGATAGACAGATTATAGTTTCAAGGTTAGGGCAAAATGCTCCAGCCCTTACTGTTCCTGGGGAATTGTCTTTTGGTAGTTATGATGACTTTATTGCAGGAGCCATGGGGAATGAATGGGTTGGTGATTTTACACTTCCCCAGTTCTTAGTGGATTTTAGTGCAGGGGATACAATCTTAACAGATGATGGATCGGATTGGTCTGATCATGGTGTAACAGAGGGATCTATATTCATTATCAATAATGCAACCACAGCAGGAGATGATGGGGTATATGTAGTTACCAGTGCTGTAGGTGGAACAGTAACATTAGCAAACTTGGATGCATCAGCACCTACCTTTAGTGGAGATGCAGACACACCAATTGATATTTATGGTGGTCATGCAGGAAGTGATGTAGATTCTTCTACTAATAACATTACTGTATCTTCCACAAATAAAACTATGACATCAGCATCAGCACTTTGGATTAGTACAGCTGATTTGAGAGTTGGCGATAGGGTTTATTTTGAAGGCTTTTCTAATGCAGGGAATAATGGTTTCCACAAAATCACAGCGATCACAGAAACAGTATTGACAATGGAAGATAGCACACTTACAAATGAAACATTGTCTACAGGTACGCTTACAGTAGCATCAGCATCAGCTATGGTTACTTGTGGTGTAGATCTTCCAACATTTAGTATTGAGGAAGGTTTCAATGATGTAAATGAGTTCCATTATATTACA